AAAGACAAATAGTACGGGCATGACCTAAGCCAGTTGCATGGCGGTTGGTAACACACGGCAACGTGGGTAGATGACACGCGTGGTAACACGTGGTCAAGCAAATGCGCTAAAGAGTTAGGGTGTCGAGTGAAGGCAGACGACGGGGGGCTTAGCGCACTAGGTCTTACACACAACATAGATTGACATACCACAAACAAACAACAGACATAAGGTTGACAACATGGTTAGCGTAAACAAACTGAGAGCAAGTCGCTTGCGACGCGCTAGTGCATTATGAGCAGAGCGCACGATCACGCTGACTACCAGCGCAACCGACCCGTCGTACTACGCGAACAGCCAACTTGCACCGTCTGCAATCGGCAACCCTCGACACAGGTTGATCACATCATTCCCGTTGATGCAGGTGGCGGCCATGAATTAGAAAATTTACGTGGCATATGTTTTAAGTGCAATAACATTCTCGGGCATCGCTACGTCACACAACGAAACGAAATGCGACAGACCATTCGAGCAGAAGCAATGAGACAAAACGGAATACGAGAAACACACAAACCGTTTTTTACTGAGAAAAAATTATTCACCCCGACCCAACTCAGGATTATCTCAGATGACCCTAACCAGCCTGAACTGGCGGTAACTGGCCGAGATCAGCCTCGACTGGAAACTGTGTGGCCTGATGCGTCGGGTTCGTTTGGGTCTGAGGTGGGGGGCTGGGCTTTACAGCATCTTGGCATGGAGTTGATGCCTTGGCAGCAAAGAGTTTTAGACGGTCAGTTGTTGTTTGACGGCAACGGGGATTTTTTGCATCGTATGTCTATGGTCAGCACGGCGCGTCAAAACGGTAAGACGGTTGCGTTGACGGCGCTTGTTGGCTGGTGGTTGACTGAGATGCCTAAGCACCGGGGGCTACCGCAAACCGTGCTATCTACCGCGCACCGTCTTGACTTGGCAGTCATGTTGTATGACAAACTTGCCGACATTCTTGAGTTGCGGTTTGGTGCAAAACTTATGCGGTCTTACGGCCGTAATCAGGTCACTATGCCTGACGGGTCTAAATGGTTTATTCGTGCAGCCAACTCGAGTGTTGGTCACGGTATGTCGTGCGATTTGATCGTGGCTGACGAGATTTGGGATATTGGCTCAACGGTTATTGACGGCGGTTTACTGCCAGCGCAGCGCGCTCGACGTTCGCCGTTGTTGTCGGCGTGGTCAACGGCAGGCACAGAGGCAAGTACCGCAATGCAACGTTGGCGAGAGCAGGGGTTGCGATCTATTGACCGTGCTGAGCCGTCAAGTCTGTATTTTGCGGAGTGGTCGCCGCCGCCTGACATATCGCCTATGGACAGTCGCGCATGGGGTTGGGCTAACCCAGCGCTAGGCAAAACGCTTACCCTAAAAACGATTGAAGCTGAGAGCGAGAACCCTGACCGCGCATCATTCTTGCGCGCGTCATGCAACCTTTGGGTCGCGTCAGATAAGTCGTGGATTGCACCGGGTTTGTGGCCTGAGTTGGAATACACAGACCCGATGCCCGACGGTGGCACAGTTGCCATAGAAACGTCGCTGACCGACGACCGCTACTTTGCTACTCGAGCCGTCGTGCTTGACGATCGGCGCACCGTCGTAACAGTTGAATTTGTCTGCGACACATACGACGAAATGTTGCAACACGTCGAGCGTTTAGCCAAAAACACAACAATCAAATTTGCTATTAGCCCGTCAATAGATATTCATTGGCCGTTGGCGCTTGAGCGTCGGCGTGCGATCGTCGGCTATGGCGAGATACTTAAATTTACGCCGCGCATCAAGTCAATGATCCACGAAAAACTACTTTGGCATACAGGCGAAAACATGCTTGCCGAACACGTACAACGCGCCGTCGCAGTACGCAGTCAAAACAGCATCGCACTATCTAGCCAACGATCACCCGGGCCGATCGAGTTAGCACGCTGTTTAGTTTGGTGCGCCGCACTTGCCAGCCGACCTACAGCGACAGGTAAACCTATGATCGTTGTCGCTAATCGCTAGTATGCAAAACGGGTGGCCGTCGTTTACCTATGCTTTCTCGGTTACGTTTGCGGCGGTCACCTATACACAACGCGCAAATGGTTTGGTGGCATACTTAGGCAATGGCAATCTTTAACAGGTCAATAAAAAAAGCGGCTATTTCACCGCAGCCAACTAAAGCAGCCGCAGCCGGTGGCACGTTTTATCAAAACAACAACGCTGGCGCACAACTTGTCGGTCAATATTATTCGTACGTTGAGGGCACGGCACGTAATCGTGCAATGAGTGTGCCAACGATTAGTCGAGCGCGCGATCTTATGGCCAGCGTTATCGGTTGCATGAATTTAAAAATGTACACAGAAATGTGGAACGGTCAAGAAATAGAAAAGATGCCGTTAGCGCCGCGCACATGGTTGCGACGCATAGACCCAACCCTGCCAAATAATTTTATTATGTCATGGACATTTGACGATCTTTTCTTTTTTGGTCGCGCGTTTTGGTACATCACGTCACGCACCGCTGACGGCTACCCAGCGTCTTACACTCGACTACCTGCAGCAATGGTGCAAACACTTGATCAGGCTGGCCCAGTTTGGTTTGCGCCGTCAAAAGACATTGTGTTTAACGGTGGCGGTTTAGACCCAAACGACGTTGTGCAATTCTTGTCGCCAATTCAAGGCATTATTTACATGAGCGAAACAGCCGTTGCCACAGCGCTAAAACTTGAAGCCGCACGCTACCGCAACTCGTCGTCAGCAATCCCGGCTGGCATTTTGCGACAGACAGGTGGCGAGCCTTTAAGCGCTCAAGAGTTAGCCGATCTTGCAGCGGCCTTCAATGCGGCGCGTGAAACTAATCAGACAGCGGCGTTAAACGAGTTTGTGTCGTACACAGAAACCGCGACTAGCCCTGACAAAATGCTTTTGATTGACAGCGCTGAATTTCAAGCAATGGAAATGGCTCGACTTTGCAACATTCCGCCGTACCTTGCAGGCGTATCGGTTGGCAGTTATTCGTACCAGTCAAGCGCCGAAGCGCGCATGGATTTGTGGACATTCGGCGTACGCGCCTACGCAGATTGCATCGCTGGCACATTAAGTCAAAACAACATTTTGCCGAACGGGACGATGGTTGAATTTGACGTTGAACAATATTTGTCGGGCGAATATTCCATGGGCGACTATGACAACACAGAAACAAACGAAAGAGTAGTATCACCAACATGATCAGATTAACCCCTTCACAGATCACGGTTGATGCAGCGGCGGCAGAGGGCTTGCCGTCGCGCTCAATCTCAGGCGTGGCCGTTACATACGACGAAACAGCGACCGTCAATGACGGCACTAAGGTACGATTTTTGCAAGGGTCGTTGCCAGTCACGGGGCGCGACCCGAAACTGTTTATGCAACACGACAGCAATCAGATTGTCGGCAAAGTAGTTGAGCGTGTGGACACGCCACAGGGCATGATGTTTACGGCCAAGATCAGCGCCACTCGACTAGGCGATGAAGCACTTACCCTTGCCAATGACGGCGTTATTGACGCAGTATCGGTAGGCGTAACCCCAACAAAATTCAGTTACGACGAGGAAGGCGTAATGATCGTAGAGGCGGCCACGTGGCAAGAATTGTCGTTGGTCAGCGAGGGCGCGTTTAGCGGTGCAGTCATTACCGAGGTCGCAGCCAGCGCACCCGACGAGGTAGCCGAAGGTATCCCCGAAACCGAATTGACAAGTGCTATACAATCAGAACAACAAGAACAAAAGGACAATGACATGACCGACAAAAACGAAACAGCAGTAGTCGAGGCAGCGCAAGCAACCACAGAAAAATTGTGGGCGCAACCTGCACGTAAATTTAATTTGCCAACACCGGGCGAATACTTTGCAGCAATGCACATTGGTGGCACAACATTTGAAAACGTTGCACGCGCAACTAACGAGTTTGTTAAATCAAACCAGTCAGCGTTGCAAGCAGCGGCGGGCGATATCGCAACGACGGATACACCCGGTTTGTTGCCAATTCCAGTTCTCGGCCCGGTTTTTCAAGACCTTAACTTTATTCGCCCAGTTGTAAACGCAATTGGCGCTCGAGCCATGCCAAACAACGGTGCATCAAAAACATTTGTGCGCCCAACCATTACAACGCACACATCAGTAGCGGCGCAATCAAGTGAATTTGCTGCAGCGTCAGCAACAACAATGGTTATTGCTAGCAACAGCGTTACTAAAACAACGTTGGCTGGTCAAGTAACTTTGTCAATTCAAGACGTTGACTTCACCGACCCAGCATCGCTCAACATCATTCTTAATGACCTTGTTGGCCAATACATGTTGGCCAGCGATAACGTTGCAGCCGACGCAATCACCGCAGGCGCTACAGCGTCAGGTTCAACATGGACAGTTTCAAGCACAGACCCATCATCATTGTTTAATGCGCTTTACACAGCCGCATACAACATTTTGACTGCAACAAACTTCCTACCTGATCATTGTTTCGTTGATCCAAACGTATGGCTATACCTCGGCAAGCAGTTAGACGCTGACAAACGACCAGTATTCCCGTACGTTGGTGCAGCAGGATTGCAAGGCATGAACGCAGCAGGCACAGCAAACATCACACAAATGTCAACTTTCAATCCATTTGGTTTGACACTTGTTGCTGACAAAAACTTTGCGTCATCAACTTTGGTTGTAGCACGAGGCGAAGCAATAGAGTTCTACGAGCAAGTACGCGGTTTGATGTCAGTCGAGTTGCCGTCAACACTTGGCCGTAACTTCTCGTACGCAGGTTACGTATCAACCTTTATTGCAGACAGCACTCAGGTTCAATCAATCCTGATTGCTTAGTCGTAGGCGGCGATACCGCTTATGGCAACTTATTCAACAGCCAGCAAACAGTTACTAGATAACTACGCCTGCATATCTACGCTCGAGCCAACCGACATACAGGTTGGCGACACCGTAGTTGTAGGCGCGTTAGGCGCACCGTTTAACGGCACGTTTACCGTGTTGGCTTGTCCGCAATATCAGTACGTTGGCGTTGACGGCATCACAGGCGAGTTTAATTACAACGTCAATGTCGCAGTACCTAATCAAATTTTGTTTGCTTGCACCGGGGCTGACGTTGAATTTGTTGCGATCTTTTTAGGAAGCGTAAGTTTTACGCCCACGTGTTCGTGGGTTACGGTTGCAAATTTGGTGACATATTTAGGCGTATCCATAATTAACCCGTCTGATGATTACACGCTCGCTACGCAGGCGGTATCGGCTTCGAACCAATTTTGTAGTCGCCGACGCGCTGAGGCAGGCTACAACGACTCATTAAGCACGTCGCCTAGCGGTGACGTAACGCTCGGCACGATCATGTATGCGGCGGCGTTGTGGCGTAGTCGAGGGTCGCTAGAAAACGTGTTTGCGTCATTTGACAACATGGGTACAGCACCGCAACAGTCAATGACACCGATCGTCAAACAGTTGTTAGGTATTGACCGACCAGCGGTGGCGTAGTGCCTGCACCGTACAACGATCT